TCGATGCGCACCGAGCCCACCCCCAGTGGGTCGGCAAGTACGAGTTCCCGACATTTGTTACTCGCGTGAGCGCAAGTGAGGGCGGGACGACCCCCGAAAACGCTCACTTTGGAATTCGCACGACCCTCAGCGCCGATAGTACGCGCTTTGATCATAGTTATAGGGACATATGTCGACCTCGCCCCTACGGGTCTGGACCGCTTAGTTCCTTTACCGCAGAAACGGGCTATGTGCGACCATGGGTCTTCACTCTGGATAATATTGTATCCGGATCAAGCCGCGGCGGCGTGCCTAACTGGTACTATGCTTCTGGCTCACGACGTCGTCAGGATTCCTTCACCGCTCAATCTGGCAAGTCTCTGCGGGACTTGTTGGAATTCGGCATCAACTCCTTCACCGCGCCCTTGTGCGGTGGCTTTGACGGTCTAAATATTGCCGAGAGAGACCCTTTCCGGAACTCTCAATGGACCAATAGCTCTACGGCTGTCAACAGCTATTCTATGGACACGCTCCAGAGGGCTGTTAAAACTGTAGCAGATCCCGAGAGAGTGATCACCAACTTGATTACTGCGCCCGGTATCTGGCGTAAGCAAGTGACTGACGACATTATTGATGTTTGTGAGAACCGCGGCGATGCCCTGGCTCTTATCGACATTGAAGATGCCGGCACCCCCCTTAACACCGAGGGCACCGCCTTCAGCACAGCAACGCAACGGCGACCGAGCGTTACTGGCTCAGTAACGAAGCTTCGCGCCCGAGAGATTAACTCAAGTTACGCATGCGCTTACTTCCCGTGGGTGAAGGTGCGAGACCCCAACTCCTCGGCGATCTTGGATATGCCGCCTTCGGTTGTGGCTCTTGGAACGTTTGGTTCCTCGCAGGCTAGTACCGAGCTATGGTTTGCTCCCGCAGGCTTCGTGCGCGGTGGCTTGAGCGCCGGCGCAGCCGGTCTCCCGGTTACTGGAGTTCAGTACCGCTTGACCTCCAAGGAGAGGGACACCCTCTATACCTCTAACATTAACCCGATTGCAACATTCCCCAACGAGGGCATCGTAATCTTCGGACAAAAGACGCTTCAAGTTACTCGATCCGCTTTGGACCGAATTAACGTGCGCCGCCTAATGGTTTATGTTAAGAAGGAAATTTCCAAGATGGCTGCCGGGGTGCTCTTTGACCCCAACAGTGACGTTACTTGGGGACGCTTTACTTCAAAGGCTAATCCCTTCTTGGCGAGCGTTAAAGCTAGATTCGGTCTATCCGATTTCTTGGTTGTTCTCGACAAGACTACAACCACTGATGACTTGGTCGACAGAAATATTATGTATGCCAAGATTTACCTGAAGCCCACCAAGGCTATTGAGTTCATCGCCCTAGATTTCATTATTACGCGGCAAGGCGCTTCTTTTAATGATTAAAAACTTAAAGGCACTACTTAAAATAAAGGAGAAAAAGTAAGATGGCATTCTGGACAGACGGTTTGGCGCCCGAGCCAAAAAGACAATTTAGATTTAAGGTAAATTTCCCTGGGATGCCTGACGGTGGCACTTGGTACGCACGTAGTGCCACCAAGCCCACGTTTGCTGTGTCTCAATCAGAGCACAAGTTCCTCAATCATACGTTTTACTATCCCGGAAAAGTAACCTGGAACACTGTAACAATCTCCTTTGCAGACCCGGCGAATCCCGACGCCACGGCTGGGCTCTTGCGCATGTTTACCGCATCAGGGTATAGGGTGCCGGATGGCGGTATCATTGACCACAAGGATCTTCAGACGCTGGGCAAGGAAAATTCCACAAATGCTCTCGGTCAGGTCCACATCCAGGGGCTCAACGAGGAGGGCAAGGTCATCGAGGAATGGATTCTCAACAATGCGTTTGTGGTTGGGTTCACCCTCAATGATTATAGCTATGAGGGCGAAGACCTCTCCACTGTTGATTGCGAGCTTCGTTTTGATTGGGCTTCTTTTGACAACAGCATGTCGGGCGCAGCTAATAAGTTCAAGATCAACACCCTCGGCGGCGCCACCGACATCCCGCTTGGGTCCAACCCTGCGGGCACCCCCGGCTTTTCCGGAGGCGGAATAGACGGGCGGTTTACTGACGCCAGCGAGACATAGCGATTAAATTATATTAACATATAATTTGATTTAAGCTATAATACTCTTAACACAGAGGTGACAATTGCCAAGAAATAACGCTAAGCGCACTAGGAGCGCGCCCACAGAGGAAACCCCCGAGGTTTCCGAAGCTCCTGCTGCGTCCGTTTTAGACTTCGTATCACCCACCGAGTTGGTGGATTTGCCTAGTCGCGGACGCTTTTACCACGAAGACCATCCCCTTTATAATCAAGAAACAGTTGAAATTCGCTATATGACGGCGAAGGACGAAGACATCTTAACAAGCCAGACCCTTCTCAAGAGGGGCGTGGCTCTTGAGAGGTTAATGCAGAACGTACTTGTTGATAAGTCCGTTAAGCCCGGCGATCTTCTCATCGGGGATCGCTCCGCGCTTCTTGTTGCAGCGCGCATCACTGGTTATGGCGCGGAATATAAGACACAGGTCGCCTGTCCGTCTTGCGGGGAAGCCTCCAAGACCTCCATTGACCTGAAAAGCCTGGAAACCCTTGAGGGGTCAGAAGAAGATCAAGAAGAGCTGGGCGTGACGTCCACCGATCGTGGGACGTTTACCACCCAGCTGCCCCTTACGGGCATTACGGCAGAGTTCCGCCTATTAACCGGAGCCGACGAGACCGCGATTTCTAAGCATCTTCAGAGGAAGCGCAACAAAGAAGTGTTTGATGGCTCTTTGAGCACTCAGTTTTCGCGCGCGATCGTTGCCCTTGACGTGGAAACCAAGAGAGAGATTATCCAGAAGTTTGTATTGATGATGCCAGCAGCAGATGCTCGCCACCTCCGCAACGCCTTCAAGGTGGTATCGCCCAGCCTTGATATGACCCACGACTTTGAATGCACTCTGTGCGGACACGAAGATGAAGTGGAGGTGCCGCTAACCGCGGACTTCTTTTGGCCTCAGTGACAAATATATGGAGGGGGTTTATGAACAAATATTCTCCCTCATGTACTATGGTCGCTGGGACTTTCAGCAAGCCTATTCATTGCCGGTCGGCTTAAGAGGTTGGTTTATAAGAAGGCTCATTAAGCAAAAGGAAGATGAGCACAAAAACGCCGAAAGAGCGCAACAGCGAGCCCAGGGGGTACAGACCCTCGGGGGCTAAGACGAAAGCCGGAAGCAATTCCGGCTTTTTTGTTTTAAAAACTAATTATTCTGGATAGATATATGCCAAGGAGGCTTCATTAGATGGTTACAGACGACGACCCCACTGGCGACGGCGGATTAGACCCAGCCGATCCAGCCGCGGGTGCACCCGACGATGCTACGGGCGACGAAGATCAACGTCGCCGTGAACGCGGTCGAACAATCCAACAGGATGAGGAAGAAAGCCTCTCCCTAGCCACGAAGCAGCTTGAGGTCAAAAGGCGGCTGGCGCGAGAAGAAGGCGACATCATGGCGACGGTCGGGGCCACCGTTGAGTTGGAGAAGGAGAAGCTTAAATACAGAATTCGAAATGCGGACATATCGGAGGACGATAGGAGAAATCTGACTCTGGAGCTGGAAGGTATTGAGGCACGCAATAAGCTTCTCGAACGAGGCGCCAAAATTGGATCGAAGTTGTCGTCGACGATGGCAGGCGTCCTCGGGTCCACGAAGGATTTAGGGTTTGCAGCTTTGGCAAAGGACGTCGCCCGCGCTGCGACTGCGACCCCGAGCCTGGGGCGTGGTTTCGGAGACCTTCTTAAGGGCACAATAAGCTTGAACAGCGGGCTCAGGCTGCTTAGTGACGGGCTCCTTGCAGTAGCCAGCACCTCCATGTCGCTAATGCTGCAACAGACTATTAGCGTTACAAAGGCAATGGACGAACAGATGGCTGCTTTCACGGCAGCAACGGGCATCACGGGGGAATTGCGCAACTCTATTAAGGGAATATATACCGACAACTTGTTGCTTGGCATCAGCCTGGAAGAAGCCAACAAGGCGACTCAAGCTCTAGCAAGCGGCTTCACTGAGTTTGTTGCCCTTACCCCCAGTACGCAACGCGCTATGCAAAAAGAAGTTTCGCTTCTTGAGAAACTAGGCGTTAGTGGCACTACTTCTGCCGCAATGTATAATGAGCTTCATCGTTCTATGGGCATGGCCACAGGCGAAGCCATGGCACAAACACGAGAGATAACCAAATTGGGCATTTCTCTTGGGATCCCCGCCGACGTTATCAACCAAGACTTCATTAAGGCACTTCCGAAACTAAGGGTGTACGGGAACAGAGCCACCGAGGTGTTTCGGGATCTAACAATTGCAGCCAGAGAGACGGGCACCTCGGTCGATAGTCTTATTGGTACCTTCGGAGAATCCATGAACACCTTCGAAGGTTCGGCGAAGACAGCAGGTAACTTGAACGCCATCTTGGGCACAGACATGTTCAGCTCCACTGAGCTTTTGATGGCAACAGAAGCAGAGCGTATGGAAATTATGCGCGAACGCTTGGCGATGTCAGGGGTAGAGTTCGCCAACTTGGACAAGTATCAGCAGCTAGCTTTAGCCAACGCGGCGGGTATTAGCGATGTCAACGAGGCAGCAAAGATATTTGGCAACACTCAAAGCCAAGTAGCCATGCAAATCGGAAGCGTCACGATGAGCCAGGCGGAGATGGAGGAGCGCACTCAAGCAGCTCGATCAGCTATGGACAAGCTGAGGGTTGCTGGGGAGTCCTTCGCTATAG